GAGGATCTTCACAGGAGACATCCTACCGCATAACCGGGAATAATCTGGGAGCGTTCAGTGTTACACGGGCGTACCAGCACCTCGGAACAGGAGAACCTAGATTGCCTGCACTGTTCGTATTCGCGATCGTCTTCGCGCTTCTCGCGCTCATCGGATTCACAATCGGCTTCTTTCTAAGAAAGGTGGACGACCCGGACGCTAAGGCAGTAAGCATCTGGAGCTTCGTAATAGCAGGAGTGTTCCTCTTCGCTACCGTCCTGTCCGTCGTCTTCTCTTCCTTCAACCAGGTCGGTACCTACGATGAAGGCGTTACCACGTCATTCGGCAAGGTCGTCAGCTACGTCGGCCCTGGTGCCAACTGGATTCCGCCGTGGGACAACCTCACCACCATGGACGAGTCAGTCCAGACCACTAACGACACGCTCACCGTCCGCGTGGCCGGGCAGCAGACTGCTCAGGCAACCGTCAAGCTCCGCTGGCAGCTCGTGCCTAGTGCCACTGACACGTTGTTCCGCCTTTACAAGGGCAGCACCGCTAACGTGGCAACGGCGCTCGTCACACCTGAGCTGAACGTCGCGATGAACAGCGTCTACGACGGCTACGACCCGATCCTTCCGCTGTCCACCGGAGCAGCAGCCGGAACTCCCGACAACCCCTCTACCGCTCAGCTCTCCACAGAAGTGGAGAACGCCCTTATCGCCAAGATAGGTACTCAGGTCAAGATCGACACGCTCGTCGTGCAGCCACTGGCATACGACCAGACGGTAGAAAACCGGATTAACTCGGTACTCGCCCAGACGGCCAAGACCGACGTGGCAAAGCAGGCCGAGATCACCGCGCAGGCGCAGGCAGCAGCTAACGACACAATCGAAGCCTCACTGGCTAAGAACCCGCTGGTCATCGCCAACAACTGCGTTAACGGCCTGATCGACGGCCAGATCACCAACGAGCCGGGATTCTCCTGCTGGCCGGGCAGCGGTTCGGGTGTGGTTATTCCCGCAGGTAAGTAACATGAGGGAATGCACCGATTCGTAGAATCTACGCCTGTCCATACCCCCTGTGACATGCGCAGAGTAGACGCCATCCTCTCGGAGAACGCGCGCATCGCAGCGCAGGAAAAGAAAAACGAGAAGAAGCGCCGCAAGTAAAGTTACTTACCAAGGTAAGCGACGGCTCGGAGCAAAAGGTCCGGGTCGTCGTTTGCCTTGCCTAGCAAATGGTTGCAACGGCGACATAGCAGTCCCCGTATACAATTGCCGCAACTACGCCGCCCTGGGCAGCATGCGTGATCATGATCTATATCAAAACTTCTACCCGTTACAATCGCAGGGCAGATTGCGCAATGACCACCCTGAAGTTCCAGCTGTTCGGCGTACCATTCAGGCGTCACTCCGAAATTTTTCTTTAGATTTCGTTTGCGGTCTCTGATGGCATCATACACATACCCCGTCTGCTCGCGGCTAGCTACAGAGCATTTAGGCCGCCCATGGTCTCTAACCGCTGGTACGACACCGCAGTTTACGCACGTCACAGTATTGGTCGCTGAATCAAAAGCAGATACTCTATGCAGCCAGTTTCCCATGCGTAGGAGCATAGCAAACCCCGGTACAGATCGTTGCTCGATCTGTACCGGGGTTTTCTTGCCTGTGGGCTTAGGTCTGCGAACCGGGCTGCGGGTGACCGTTGTTGCCTGTGTGCTGAGCTGCTGCGAAGTGATCGCCGCCTTCGCCAGTCATACCGACTGCGCCTGCGTTGTCATCGACCTTGGTCCAGCCTGCAAGATCGCCGCCGGAAGCGGCATTGTAGCTGTACTCGTTCAGGCCGCCGGTCTTACCGCCTCGAACAACGTTCTCGCCTGTGGGTGCTGCCATGTTACTCACCTGCTTTCTAGTGGCTGTAAGACCCGTTGGGCCTACGGGTGTACGCCTTAACTGGAGGAACGGTCATTGTAGGATCATCAAGCTCGTCTGCCGCAGGAGGAGAATTTACCGGAACAGAACCCGGAGAAGGGCCTACCACGGTTATCGGGTGGTTGATCGTGTTTCCGGCCGCCATGGACTCACCTCCGGTCAAGGCCGCATCCTGGTTTACCAGGTGGCTAAGATCTTCCATCAGCGGTCTCCTCTGTTTTGAATCCCATGAGCTTTACAGCCTGGCTGATCTGTGCTTCACCACTGAGTTCCTGCATGACAGTCTGCGGAAGGACAGAGAATCCTTCCGTAACCTGAATCTTAGGCACAGTGATGCCTGACAGATCTTCCATGGCTTAGTGAATTCGCTCGCTGCCGTCAGTTACAGAACCGCCGCCGCCTGAACCGGGAGCACCTGTAGTCTTCGGCGTGTAGAGGCCGGGGATGCCCGTGTCGGAGCCGTACTTGTTGGCCTGCGACTCAGTGTCTACGGAACCGCCGGTCATGTTCATCTGGGTTACCCAGCCGTACGTGTCCAGGGTGTAAGTTGCGCCGGTAGCCACAGGAGAGCTAGAGCCGGTACCGCCCGGAGCGCCCGTGCTGGTATCGCCGTTCTGAGCACCGTACGCACTGGTAGGGACCGGAGCCGTAAGAGTAGGGTCAGACGGAGCCATGCCTACGCCCGCAGTGCCCGGAGCGCCCGTGCTGAGCGGATTCTGGATACCGAACGGGATCTTACCGGCAGCCTGGCCAGGGAGCGCGGTCTGGTCGCCGCTCATAGGAGTACCGTGCGCCGGTCCTCCCAAAGTCTTGTCAGCCATTTATCCTCCAATAGCGTCAGGCTGGTCGTCACTATCAGAGTAGCCCGTTAATATGTGCTATGCCAGTTTGCCGTATTCCGAGATTAGCTGAACCTTGGTCTGCGACGATGCCTGATTACCGTTAGCACCGTTTGCTATAGCCCATTCGACCCAGGCTGCTTTGTTATCGGCAGGAGCTGGCCTCTGCATTTTCTGCTTTACCGGCTCGTCGCGTTCGAAGTCATCGTCGTCAACATCGTCCAGGAAATCTCCGCTGACTGGCTGAAGCATTGTTTCCGGAAGGTTTTTCTCCGGCTCTTCGCCCTTTAGCTTAGCTTCCCAGCCGGGGTCAGGAGTTTCCAGTACGTTGTAGCCGCGATCCAACTCAGGCTCGTCAGCGTACTCAGCGTTCTGACCGCCTATAAGCTGGTCAGCTTCCCACTGCGGAACATCGATAGTTCCGTAATAAGGGGGCCAGGGGCGGTTATCGTACCGGCCTCCGCTCATTGTCATTAGCATTCTGATAACGGGCATGTGCTTAGGATACGCGAAAACTCCGCCGATCCGAAGATCGACGGAGTTTTCGTCAGCCGGGTAAGGCTTAGGCCGTTGGGCTAGCCTGGAACAGCTTCACTGCGCTGGTGTCTCCCCAGTTACCGTCGCCACGCAGGAGCGCGCGGAACGTAACCAGGTCAGAACCGAACTGGAAGTCGTCGGAACGCTCGAAGCGGAGACCGCCGACCAGGCGAACGAAGTACTGGCTGAAGTCACCGAATGCAAGAGACTTCACACCTGTTACGCCGAGAGCAGGCATGAACGGGTCAGCCACGAGAGGCTTGCCGAGGAGCAGGTCAGGCGCTCCGAGTACCGCAGAGGGCTCCCAGATGGGGCGGGAGTTGCCGTCTACGAGCTTACGGAGACCTCCGATAGTCTTGTCCGCAGCCATCCAGTAGCAGGAACGCGACTGGCGGTACGGAGCGATTACCGAGTACTCCAGGTCCACAAGGTTGTTGTACGTGGGACCGCCGTTGGTGCCGGTAGCCGCCGATACAGAACCGGAGCCGGTTACACCTACAGTTACGCCGGAAAGGACACCACCGGAAATTCCGTTGGTACCGTTGATCAGCGCAGAGCCGAAAGTGTTACCAATTGCACGGCCAGCGGACATTGCGAGATAACCGAGCAGGTCAACCGCTGTGTCATCGATCAGTTCGCGGGAGAGGTAAGTAAGCGCACCGAACTTGACGGCCGAGAGGGTCCTCTGACCGAACGCGGGATCAGCAGTCGGAATACCTGCTCCCTGAGCTGCGGACGCACCCGTAATATGTGCAGAAGCTACCGGGATCTGGACAGTCTCGCCGCCAGCAGTATTCAGGACACTCGGACCCGCCTGGAGCAGACCGGAAACTTCGATCAGGTACGCAATGAGCTGGTCGTAGAAATCGATCGGGACAGTAGACGATGCCGAGCTGGTGTTGTTCGACAGCAGAGTACGGTATTCAGTGGAAGAAAGGTAATGGGTGTTAACCGAACCCTTCTTACCACGGCGGATCTCGATGGGACCGGGGTTAGCGCGGTCGATCATCCAGGAACGCAGTTCCTCGCGAACAGCGTCAGCGCCGCCGCTGGGACGCTCAGCCGTACGACCGGAAAGACGGTTGTAAACGTCGTCGGTCTCACGCGAACGCTCTTCAGCGTCGAGTACAGCCTTAAGGCGCTCATCGATCTTGTCGATTTCGCCGTTAAGGGCGGACCACTTACCCTCTTCCTCAGCAGTAAGAGAGCGGTTCTCCGTAGCGGAAGTGTCGAGCAGGGCCTTAGCTTCGTGCCAAGCCTGCTGACGCCTGTCACGGAGAGACTTGGCTACTTCAGATGCCATGATTTCTCCAAAGTCAGATAGCGGATTTTCTATCCGGCTCCGGAGTCCATGCGCGATGCGCAGCTACACCCGGCCTCGGGTTCAATTAGAGTTAACATAAAAAATCCCTATTCCGCAAGTACGGAATAGGGATTTTTTATCGCGGGGTGTGCTACCAGACGAGATTTACTCCTCGTCAGAGTCCAGGTAAGGGTCGTAACGCTTCCCCTGGAGTACATTCATCATGCGCTTCTGCTGGAGCCACGGCGGGAGGCCCTTACCGACTTTCTTGCCGTCAGACTTGTCGTCAGCGTCGTTGTCATCGCTGCTGTCCGGCTTCGGAGCAGGCTTCTTTTTCTTAGCCCGGTCTTCATCCGACTCGTCGTCGTCTTCGGAAACCTCTTCTTCAGCTTCTTCGGATTCGTTAACCGTGTCGGTTACAACGTCGGTTACTACGTCCTCGGTACGCTCTTCGGTCTCGTCTACCTCAGCCTCAGTGGTGATGAACCATGCCGGAAGATCGCGGTTCTCCAGTGTCGCAATGACATCAGCCCAGGCATTCTGCTCAGCAGTGTCAATGCCCATCTTCTTGGCTGCTGCCTTGACCTTGGGAAGCGCCTGCTGGCCGTACTGGTCTCCCTGAGCGATGCGAGCTAGAGCAGCCCTGACATGAGCAGCGTCGTGAATCGGGTAGTGCCCGACACCATCAGGATCTACGTAAGCGAAGGCACTTATGGGAAGGTCACTGCGCTCCTTGGACGTGAGCTTAGCCCTGTCTTC